GATCAGGTGTTTCTGCTGACATCCGGCAAGCATTGGGTGCTGGTGCAGCGCGACAGCTTTGTATGTGGCCTGACCGGCGATGTCGTCAGCGTTGACGATCCAAAGGTTAAGCGCCGCGCCCGTGTTGCACGCTTCTATCTGATGGATCAGATCAACGATCAACAGGAGGCAGCGTAATGAATTGGCGCTCAGAGATTGCGGGGGCCATCATCCTGATGGCCTTCGCATTGGGGTGGCTCGACATCTTCGGGCCACAGTATACGTGGTGGGCTTTGATCTACCACTTTGGTCAATGAGAAAGGGAGACCGAAAAATGGACAACATCATCACATTGCCAGCAGAGAACGCCGACCTTGGCGTGATCTGGATTTGCCTCAACTCGGTGGACTTCACCGGCAATGAGGTGGCGGAGAAAGAGCATCGGCGTTTGCTGCTGCTCTACCGCCGCCGCCTCGCCAAGGTTGAGGAGTGCAAGCCGAAGGATATCCCCAGCGAGATGATCGAGCATTACGATTACATCAACAAGATGCGGGGAACCAAGTATGCACGCAGCGCGACTGGATCAGTTTCGTTTGTGGCCTAACAACAAGCGCCCGGCTGTCGTGGCCGGGCGCACCACCATCAACACGGGAGACCGAAAAATGGAAAAGTACATCATCACCCTTGAGTGCAACAAAAGCGCTCTTGCAGAGCTTATCGCCACTGGCCTTGAGCGCCACGCCACGATCACTAAAGTCGAGGCCGCTCAGGAAAAGCAAAGCGTCAAGCTCGCCGCCGTGGCGGGGGCAAGGCCCACGCATGAGCCTGTGCTTCGCGGCGCTTTTTATAGCGGCCCCAAAGCGCCAAGCTGGCGTAAGCAGGTTAGCTGCTGGGAAGTCTATAAGGTTGCGGTGGATAGCTTCCACCCGCAGAAGACGTTTATGTCTGCGGACCTGACGGCAGAGTGCCGGCGTAAGGGCATAAGGATGTCGAACAACTCTGCCGCGTCGCACCTGTACCGGCTGCGTGCGGCTGGGCTGATCAAGAAGGTCGGCGGCAACACTAACTCTGGCTACGTTCATGTAGTCGCCCGCAATGTTGGACGGCAGGAATTTGAAAGGACAATGAGCAATGGTAGGTAAACTCACACCGGACGATATCCTCACCGCGAGCCGCATTTCGGCCGCAATGAATATGTCGCCATACACAACCCCTAACGAGTTGTTGAAAGAGGCAATCGACACAATCGCCGGCAATCCGCCGGCACGCATCCCGCAGAACGAGGCTATGCGCTTTGGCGATCTGATGGAGCCGGTGATCTTGAGAGAGGCGGCGTATCGGCTCGATCTGGATCACGTCAACACCGACATCAATGAGGCGGTGTTCCACCCGGACCTGCCGCTCGCCTGCTCACTCGACGGGCGCGGTGACGGTGGCATCGTGTTTGAACACAACCCGGCGCACGGCATCTATGTGACGCAGGGCGGCGTCGTGGACACGCACGGCCCCGGCGTGCTGGAGGCGAAGAACACCAGCGCAGCCCCTGAGAGCGTCCCAGCGCCTCACAGGGGGCCGCTTCAGCTACAGGCGCAGATGATGTGTACTGGCTACGCTTGGGGCGCTGTGTGCGTCTTATATCGCGGATCAGAGCTACGCATCTTCCTGTACCGTGCCGACGAAAAGGCGCAGGCGCAGATCGAGGACGTAGTGCATGAGTTTGAGCGCCGTAAACGTGACATCGATTGGTATCCCGCCGCATCGAGTGCCGACGCTAACGTGGCTTGGGACCGTGTCGATGACGCGGCCCCGGCCGTTGATCTGAACGGCGTCGCTGACGCGGACCACTGGACATCGGTCCTGCTGGCCGCGCGTGAAGCTCGTCGGGCGGCCGAGGCTGAGATCGATCAGTGCGAGACGATGCTCAAGGAAATGTTGGGCAACCACGAGGAGGGGCGCGTCGATGCTGACGGCTCAACCTACTATGTCAAGTGGCCGATGCGGCAGTACAAGGCGCAGCCAGCCAAGACGACAGAAGCAAAACCGGCGCGGTCAATCCGTGCCAAGACCCTGACCATCAAGGAGGTGTAGATGAAGATCGTTAGAAACAAAGGCGGATATGTGATCCGCGTTACGAACGTCGAATGGCGGGTGCTGACGGCGCTTGAGGATGATGGGCGGCAGACCGCTGCCGAGCAGCAAGACGACGGCGCTGGCATATTCGAGGGGCCGGAGAAGGCCATCTTCACGCAGATTGAGAACGGCACCCGCACGTGGATGCAGGTCACAGACGACAGGAGGAAATGATGCAGTCGATAACGCCCAAGCAGCACAGCGTGCTGCGTATGGTTGACCGACACATCCGGCGCTACGGGTATGCGCCGAGTGTGCGAGAGATCGCGTCACAGACCGGCAGAACAGTCGGGGCGGCGCACAAGATACTGGAGCGGCTGGAAGAGCGCGGCCGCATCTCTCGCGGCAGGGGTCAGGCACGCTCAATCGAGGTGCTATAAAAAACGCACGGGGGGTATTGATATTACTTCGATACTCCCCTATATTCGTAGGGTGAGTTAAACAAAAGTTGAACAGGGAGATAGACGATGAAAAACCCACAGACAATTTTCCACAAAGACGGCGTTTGGATCACCGAAAAGGAAAACGCGCTGGAGATGTTGAAGTTCGCCAAATTGCGTCTGCGTAACGCAGATGATGCTCTTCATCAATTCGGTATGCGTGGAATGGGGCAACTGCCAGAGGTCAGCGCATATCGGGATATCTATTCCCGTTTGGTCGATCTGCTCGACGATCTCGACGACTATCAGGTTGAGCTAGAAAATATGGACATTCGTGACGGCATCCCTGACCCGCGCGAAACGTCCCTGCCTATTCCTGAGATTGCAGAATGACCACCTGTCCTGAGTGCGGCGGTGAAGGCGTCGCGTGGTACGAGGTAGCCGTCTCAGCGCCGATGGCGTGGCGAGGCGGCTACCTTAGCGAGCGCCAGATGGAGTGCGAGCTATGTCGCGGATCGGGGCTGGTTGACGAGGAGACCGCCGAGAGATACGATCCTTAGTATTCCTCCCTCAACTTGCCCCGCCTCGGCGGGGCTTTTTTTATTTCTTCTTCACGCTCTCAGCCAGACCGCCGCCAAAATAAAAGCCGACGATGCCGAGCATTATCTCTCCAAGCCACATCTCCGACGCAAAGTCCTTTGCGGCTTGGACGTTGCTCATGTCGATCACGCCGTACAGTGCGCCGACCACACCGTTGGCCATAATGAACAGGAACATCGCCGTGAACATCAGTGCGATATATCGCTGGGCCAGCTTGAAGGGCTGGTAAGCCGCGAGAAGGTCAGTCTTCGCCTTGCTCTTAGCCGCGATCCCCTCTGCGTCGCTGGTGTGCATGTCATCGATTAGGTCCATCCCCTTTGAGATGACCGCTTCCGATCCTAATATTTTGCCAAGAATTGCAAGCATTATTCCATCACCTCTATCTTGATGTCAGTTGCGAAACAGAGCATGTCCTTGTTCACGGGCATGCGCTCTTCCCAGTTGATATATGTCCCGGCGACGTGGCACTCGGCCATCGTCTCGTGATCGCTCAGGACATGCGCCGTGATCTGCCCGTCCGCTTCCATAACAACCATCAGCAGCAGCCACTTCATTTGCTTTCGTGTCCCATCCAAACGGCAAACGCCCCCGTGGCGGCCCCGACGATAGTTGAGACGAAAGCGGTCTGCTGCGTTGTCGCCTCAGCGCCTAGCTCCATAAACCAGTCACAAACATTCCACGACATTAGCGCGAACATCAGCATCATCAGTCGTGGAATTATTTTGTATTCAAGCAGCGTCTTGCTCATTGCGATTTTTCCTCGCCTGTTCCTCTGTGGTGCGGTTGTGCATATCCCACAAGATCACATCCACTCCCCGCTGATCATCATGCCGGCCATATCCTCGGCGCGCTTGCCGACTTGCTTGGCCCAGCGGCTGTCGAGCATCTGCGACGCAGCTTCGCCGTAATCACCCGCCTCAATCGCCGCCTGAGCCTTCTTGAAGCCGTCCCAGCGTGGCTTGCCTAGATTGAACAGCATCGACACGACAACGGCCTGACGCGGCTCTGAGAGGCCAGCAAACCACGGGTATGTCTCTGCCTCTGCCTGACAGCGCTTCAAATCATTCGCCAGCAGATAATCGATCTCGTCATCGGACAGGCCATTGTCGTCTAGGTTGCGCCCCACGCCAATGGTTAACTTCGGCGGTGTGGCCGTGTCATAGTAAGGCTTGTGGCGCACGCCCTCATGATGCTTGATCATCTCGATCAGCTTATCCATTTCTCGTCTCCATAACAATTCGTATAGCTCGGTGCCAACTATCGTACTCTAAATCGATTTTGTCAAAAAACTCTGGGCTGCGCCTTTCGGACAGCTTTTCTATCGTTGACGCCGCGCAAAAGAAAACGCGCCGCTGGTCAATGGCGACGCGAGCTAAGATATCGTAAACGGATGGGTCGGGGCGGGTTTTCTTGTCGCGCCCAGACCCAAGTTGGTGGTGGTACACTGCCGCGCTTCTGTCGCTCTGCTTACGAAGTCTGGCAGACTTTACCTGTATCCGCATGAAGTCATTGCCGCGCCACGCAATCACGTCTACCCCATCCTGCGCGGCGTGACCACAGCGCCAGCCTAACTCCAATATTGTTGCCAGCGTGATGTACTCACCCATCAGGCCAGTGGTCGTGGCCGAGCCAGTCAACCTATTGCTGGCCCTTCAAGAACATGACGAACATATACAACACGGCGGCACCACCTATCAGGATAACCGGCAACACGGTCCACATAATGATGGCGTCACGCACCTTGGCCCGGCGTTCAAGCTCTTCTTTCTGTAGCTGACGCTGCCGGGCTATCTCGGCCTGCAAAGATTCCCACGCGCCCGGCTTGCCGTGAATGGTAATCACCTCGCGAAGCTGTGCGCGCATCTGGTCTAGCTCAAGTTTCTTGAAGTACATATCTATGCCGGCCTGCTCGGCCCCGGTCATTCTGGTAAACAGGCTTTTTTTCTTTCGGGATGCGCCGAAGTTTAACTCCGCTTCAGCCTTGGCGTATTTCGCCACCGGGCCGGAAAGGCTATGCAAATCCTTGCCCGCCTTAATCGCGCTGGAAATGGCGCTACTGGCGGCTGACACCGCTGTGAAAGCCGAGACCGGGTCGATCATTACCGCCTCGCTAACATGACGATTGCGACGACTATCAGCGCGGTCTGGATCAGATCAATCATTGGCACCTGTATCATTGACCTCGCCCCGTTAATCGTTTGACCGTCTCGGTCTCCCAGATGCGGATCAGCACCCAGATGCCCGTGACCAGCGCCACAGCGTTGGGTGCCATATCCATAAACGCAGCGGCGGTGCCAGTACCCGCCGCAACGTCAATCATGATTTTCTTGTCCTCCGTCATCACGAGCCTGTCGAAATGATGTAATTGAGAATGATCGTCGGCTGCACGTTGTTATGTGCGCCCGGGCCACCAAAAGCAGAGCCGGTGCTACCGCTGACTGCTTGGGTTGATGTAATGCCGCCGGAGTTGCTCGTAGACATCACATTCACTGTTCCGTTACCGCCTGTGTGAACAGTTATTCCGGTGCTTAATGTCCCTGCGCCGTGTGTGTGGCTAGGAAGCTGCGCGGTGGTTAGTGTGTGCGTTTCTGCACCGCCCGTAGCGCCAAGCGTGTCACCGTTTAAGCCACCGGACTGATTGGTCAGGTTGTCGGCACTCGACCCACCCATATCGTCTTGTCCCGCCACGACGCGGCCACGCAAATCGGGCAGGTTAACAGTGTCACCGTTGCCGAAAACCTCAGAGCCGCCGTTGCCATACGCGGCTTTAACCACATCAAACAACGCTTGATAATTATCGTTGGCAACTGTCGCACCTGATGAAGCGTTGCCAAGCGTTTGCCCGTAGCAAAGCAAATATCCCGTCGGTGCCGTTGCGCCTGCATATGGGAACACCAAACCCGCTGGCAGGCTGAATGACGATGGTGAAACCCAAGAAAGAGCGCCGCTGCCGTCAGTCTTGAGATATTGATTAGCAGAGCCGTCACCATCAGGAAGCGTGAAAGTTGTGTTTGCGGTGATGTCGCTTGGGCCTTGAAACTTGATGGCGTGCGAGGCGTCGTCATCAACCAATGACAGAACATCGATGCCCGTGGTTCCATCCGACAGTTCCTTCAGATGGGACATGATTTCTCTGAGCGCGTTGTTCAAATCACTTGGGACCATCACCCCTTCGCTGAGGTTGATGCCGCCCAGTGCGGTATTGCTCGCCGCCGTTGCGTTATATTCGCGGATGCTGTCGCCTGCGCCCATTGTGTTTATCCTTTTCTGCTACGATTTTATACCACGGCTCGCGGGCTATGGCACTACGGGGTGACGCGGGTCATGCGCGCGCCGCCCTCAGTGACGGCATATGTTACAGGATTGCCGAGGCTGTCGCGGACGGTGCGATACTCAACGCCCTGCTCAGGGATGCGCGCCTCTCCGGTGCCGGGCAGCATGCCCGCCTCAGCGGATGGGATGCCCAGTAGGCCGCTCGCCATCGGCGTCACCGTAGGCGCAGCCTCTGCGGCCAGCAGGCCAGCGGTCGCGGGGGAGCGCATTGCTGAAGGCACCACTCTCTCCATCAGGAACGAGGTGGCCGCCTGACCGGGCCGAGTGTATGCGAGCTTGCCGCCGCCAAGTGCAAGGGCGGTCATGACAGGGTCAATCGCTGCGCCACCGCCAACGCCGCCCATAGTCATCATCGTCCTGAGCGGCGCGCTCTCCGGCACCTTCGCGCCGATGGTCTCTGCGGCAGTCTCTGCAAACTGTTGTAGCCTGCCCTCGCCAAGTTCAAGGCGATTTTTACCCGCTGCGCCTGCCTTGCCTTCTTCCCTGCGGATTGCAGAGAGCAACTTTGCCGGGGTAAAGATATTTTCTTTGACGCCAGCGCCAGTGGCCGCCTCTCTGACAGGGTAATAAAGAGAATAAGCCTCATTCGTCTTGCGGAGAAGGTCCGCCTTGGCCGGATAATATTTCGCAATGAGGTCCATCATCTCGGCGTCTACCGCTCGGATGGCCGTGCCGAGGGTTTGCTGGTATGCGTCCGTTGACTTCATGTAAGTGCCAGCAAGATCGCCGAAGCGCCGCTGAATGGCCTGAATACTTTCGCCTGTCAACTTGTCTTCGGGCGCGCGGTTAAATATTTCTTCAATGATGAACTGCTCTAGCTTTCTGCGCCCCTGATCATCAAGCGCCTGAACATAAGGGGCGATGACAGACTGTATGTCGTCAATGAACCCAGCGCCCACATCAATCTCAATGCCCTGAAGCGCCTTATCGTAGCTACTCGAAAAAATCTCTTTAGCCTCTGCTGCCGCCTCACGAGGAGTGGCGCCGCTTTTGACCTTCTTGCCAAGCGGAGAAAGCGCCTCGTTGTAGGCAGCCGTGGCAAACTGCTGAAGCGCCTTGAGCCGCGTCGGGCCGATCATCTCCGCGCCGATGGGCAGCTTTGACAGCCCCTCCTCAATCATACCGACAGTGCCGCCGAGGCGCTGCCCCACAGACAGTGGGATGCCGCGCTTGATAAGCTCCTTCGCGCCCTCAGTGATGGCGGGGGCGTACCTAGCGCCTGCGTAGCCAAGGGTAGCGCCGAGAGCCATCGAGGCAGGCACATCGCCCATAGTCTCAGCCGTGCCTGCGCCGTACAGCGCACCACCGGCTGCACCC